GAAGTAATTTAAATGGTACATTTGCTGCAACTGCAACTCCACTATCACTTAATACTTTTAGCGACTTGTCAGCAGCTGTAGCAATAAATGTTTGAATAGTTGCTTCACTAGCAGCAGTGTTACCTATAATTAATTCACCTACCTGATTTGGTCCGTACATAATTTATTTTAATTTTAATTTTTAATTTATTCATTTCTATTATCTAACAGAATTTTTGATTCTAAGTTAGATGGTTTATAATCTCTTAGTGCTAATTCAACAGCTCTATCTAATATTTCACGATGTATTTCTTGATCTAATTCACATTGAGTTAAAGTAGAAATACCATCTATGGTTAAACCTTCCCCAGGGAAAGTAGTTGCTAAATTTGATACAATGATTGGTTTAGGATATTTTATATATCTCATTTTATACTCTTCAATTTCATAAGGAGTAATTAATTCAACCACTTTATCAACACCTATTTTAGAAATATCTAATCTCCATACTTTAGAATCATTTGGTCTTTTGAATGGATTATCATACTGAACATTAAATTCATCGTATGTTTTAGGTATTACATTTAATTTGCTAGAATTATTACAACTTCCAACTTTACTTTTTACAGCCTCATATATAATTAAAAATACTTCGTCTGGAATTTTATAAAATTTAGAATCATTTGTCAATCCTAATTCTGTAGTTATTACAGTATCGGTTTCAAAATCTTTAATTAATTCTTTTAAATCAATCCGTCTTTTTTCAGAATTTTCAAAACCTTTCTGTTTTTTATTACTAGCAGGATCATAATAATTTTTAACTATTTCTAATTGTGCTTTAGTAAGATATACAGATAATTCATAATCATCTATATTAGGAGCACTCTGTGTTGCTATTGAATCATAGAGGATCTGAAATTCATTTCTAAATTCTTGTACGGTCATTTATATTATTTTAGTTTTAAAAGTTTAGCTTCAATAATATCCCTTACATCTTGATGTTTAGGATTATCTAAATAAGCAATTGTATTTTCAAAAGTTGGAATTTGACTGTTTTCACATAAATCTAAACCATCAACAGTAGAATACTTATTACCTTTTTTAAGGATAACACCTTTATCTTCTGCATTCTTAACTAATAATTTAGTTTCAATTTGTTTATCTTTAATTAATTCAACAAATGCTTTTGGTTTACTATCAATGAATTCTTCAACTTTACCTTGTATCCAGTTTAATGGAGTATCAGGTGAAATTGCTTGGTTACTTAAAAGTTTTAATATACCTAACAATTTATCTCTATCATCTTCAATTTTACCATACAGTTTAAAAGCTTCTTTTTTATCATCAAATTTAACTTTTTTATCATTAAATTCTTCATCACCTTTTACAATAACAAAATCATAACTTTGTTTCTGAGTTCTTTCATTCCAATTTAAACAAATATCATCTTTTAAACATGATAATATTTTATATGAAATGTAATCTAAAGGATTACTAAGATCCAATTTATTATCATCTTTAAATAAAGAAACTTGATGTTCTTTCCAAAAGTCTTCATAAATTGAAAGTTTTAAACCTGTTGCATTTTCAAGATAATCTTTTTCATCTTTAGTTAATACATTTGCTAAACCACCATTTCTTAAACGAGGCGTTGAATATTTCTTAACAGAACCACTTAACATTCCCCCTGCAATAACGTGATCTTCACCAATGTGACCACCCGAAGCCATTCCTTTTTTTCTTTTAATATATTTTACAATTACTGTTTCATTTGGTAATGTAAATTTATTTTCTAATACTTCTCCCATTGTATTTTATTCTTCTTATTAGTTTATAAAAATAAAGGTTGTTGTGGCACAACCTTTAAAAGCCTTAATATAATTAATCTAACAATGCTGGTTTGAAAGTTAGTGTTCTAGAAGGATCTTTAACCATCGCTCCTGTACCACACATAGCTGTCATAGTAGCACTATCTTCCATTAATTGCATGATTCCACCTCTACGTCCAGAAAATGGATCTCTAATACCTGCCATATAACCTCTCAATTCATCATCGCCTTTAACTTTGATTTTTTGGATGTTAGGCTCTTCCATTGAACCAATGTAAAGAATATCATATCTGTAAGATTCAGCAACTCCACCATCTGGATGTAAAATTTTATTACGAACTTTATCATCATAAGCTGGATCTACCTCTAACATAATATGAATGTTATTGGGTGCTAACCATTCAGTGAATTGGAATCCACCTTTAAATGCATTTTCATGGAATTTAGATTGTACTTTATTGATTGCATTTTGATTGGTATTATCAAATAATGATTTCCAACCAGAAGCAGCAGCAGTAGCAGCTCTATTAAATTGAGCAGCTCCTCTTTCACCTGTACGTAACATAAATTTACGTTCAGAGAAATCTAATTTACCTTCTGATAATTCTGAAAGAGCATCTTCAAGTAAACGCATTGAGAAGAAGTTATACGTAATTGTATTTGAAACTTCCATTTGTTCTCTAATACCAGAACCTGCTTTAATTTTGATACCTGATGCACCAACGTTTAAATATCCACCATTTTCATCACGGTTTGTTTTACCAAACATGATTGTACGAGATTTAATTCGTGAAAATGATTTTTCAAACTGCCAGTAAACTTCTTGCATCCAAGTTGTAGACTTATGTACTTTACCTGTGTTAGGATCTCTTGTTTCAATACCAGCAAAATAAACTGGTTCTACTTTACAATCAATCATTGCACCAGAAACTTTATGTTCCATACGTAATGTAGAAACTGAGTTTCTCATTAAGTAAGGTGAAGTAAATTGAATTCCAGCACCTTGAATAGAAAGTTCATCTTCAGAATATGCAGATTCAATACTAAATCTATTTCCACCTACAAGTTCATCTCCAGGAATACCAGCAAGTGATTCTTGACCACCCCATACTTCACAGTTATAAACATACAATGATCCTTCTTCAAAAGCATCTTCTAAAATTCTAATTTGATATACATCTGGTCTAGGACCTGCAATAACATGCATTTTAGTAAACCATTTTTCTCCAAATACCATTTGGAATTGTGTTCTAGCTTGACCAACACCAGTTGTACTTGAAGTAACTACTGCGCCTTGAAATCTTGCTTCAACAAGTGGTATATTTCTTTCATCACTACCTACTACTTTCCATACAAAATCATCCGCACTGTTTAAAACTTTTTCTGGGAACATAGATAATGTTGTATCTAAATTTTTCATTCCAGAGCTTTGTAACAACACAGTTGTTAATGGTGAAACTAATTGTGGTTGTAATCCAAAAATTGCACCGATGTGATTTTTTAGTGTTAAACCTGACCATGCTTTACCTTTGGTCATTACATACTTTCCTAAACTCATTTAATTTAATTTTTAATTGTTTTTATTTGTCATTCATTTATTTAAACCAACTCACTTCCAAATCCACCTGAGTAACTATTAGGATCTGTTAAATAACCTGGTTGTCCATTATCTTCAAACTTAGTTTTTCTTAATGCTTTTTCTAGATCTCTAGTAGCACTTGATTTAACTGTTGTTTTTATTTTACTTAAATCTGTAAAACCATTTGTTAATTCATATAAGTAATACATTTTTGTATCAAATCGAATTGGGTCTTTAGATCTTTCATTCATGAATTTGTTTTCTAATTCACCTGTTTCAGGATTCTTACTAACAACTTCAGTCATTGTCTTGAATACTTTATCACTAATTGCTTTAGTATTAGGTATTCCTTTAATTACTTCTTTAGATTCAAAAATAAATTGTTTAATTGAATTATCAATTTTTTCTTGTTCTCTAGCTTGATTAATTTTGTTTTGCTCTACTCGTTGTAATTCAAGAGCTATTTGTTTATTTTCAAATGCTTTTAAACTTTCTTTAGATTCTAAAGCATCTTCTAATAAAATGTCTTCACCTAAATCAATAGTCTTTCTTAACATTTTTTTAGCTCTATCTTCAGATAGTCCTTGATTTACATAATCTCTAAAAATAATATCTTTTGCAACTTCAAGATTATCTTTTAAATAATCTTCATCAATTTTATCTAAATCTAGAATTTGCTTTTTAGAAGTAGCAATTGTTTCTAAATCTAAATTATTTAAATGCTCTTCAATTTTTAGTTTAGCCTGAGTGTCAATTTCAACTTTTAAAGCATTTGTAAAATCATCTACTGTTTTAATATTTTCAGAAGACTCTAATGAAGGTAATAGACCTTGTTCAAATAGAACGTTAGAGATGGAAGAATATAAGTTGGGAGAAGATTCATCACCTGAATCATCACCTTCATTATTATCGTCTTCTTCACTATCTACGTCCTCTGGATCTTCACCCTCAATAGCTTTATTTTTTTCTGGATCTTCATCCAAATCATCATTGTTGTTTTCATCATTTTGATCTTCATCAGATTCAAAATATGTACTATCAAAATTTAAATCCATTGCTGAACTAAAGATTGATGTTAAATCTTCATTTTCTTCCATAATTTCTCCCGTGTTATATAAAGTTTGCAAATATAAACTATTTTATAAATAATTCCAAATAAATATTAAAAAATATTCAATTTTTTGTTATTTGCTAATAGCTAATTCGTACTTTTCTTTTTTATTCTATTTATACTTTGATCTATTTTTTTAGCCTCCATTTGATCTTTATGTTTAATCATGTCTTGATCTAAAGCTTTTATTTTTAGTAAATAATCATCTTTTCTTTTTTGACTATCTAATTGAAACTTTGCTTCATCTAAAGGATTAACAATACCATCATCTGAAACTTCTTCACCATTTAACTCATTTGATAACTCAGCAATATAGCGTTTAGTTTCATTATCTCTTTGATTTTTTATATCTTCAAGTTCTAATTTTCTATTTTCTAATTCCATTGTTTGAGCCATTGCAGCTTGAGCATCTTTAGATTGTTGTTGAGATGCTTCAGAATTTCTTTGATGTGTTTGTTCTTCAGCTTCTTCAAGTCTTCTTCTCATATCTGATAAAGATGGACTAAAATATATATCCATAATAGTTGACATACTTCCACCATTCTGTAAGAAAGCTTGAGCATTTTGTTTAATCATAGATTCTAACTCTTGTGTTTTAGAACTAGAAGTTAATACTAATCCATAATCATTTTCACAAAATTCATCAGCATCTAAATTTAAAATTTCAATAGATTGATCATCTAATATATATTGTACTTTTTTATTATTACCTTTTAGTGCAATCTTAGCAGTTTCTAGAAAACATTCTAATACTCTAATTTTACATTGTTCATGTAACATAAACCAATACTCTGTAATATGAGATGATTGATTAACAGATCTTTCTACACCACCAACAGTTTCTCTATTAGAAATTTGTCCTTGACGTTGTGCAGATACTCCTGCAATCTCACCCATTTCCATTTTAATAAACTCAAGTAACTGGATATGTTGTTGAATATATGAACCTGTTTCCATATCCATAACTCTACCACCTTGTCCAGAAAAACCACCAGCTAATTTACCAGTTGCTGCACCTTGATTACCTTCTTTAAATGAATCTATTACAGCAATCTTATTTACTACTGCAAAGTGTAACCATTTTTCTATTTCCCAATTTTCAGGAACTTTAGCTAAATCTAATTCAAATATTTTACCATAATTAGTAGATATAGCTTTATTAAGTCTATCCCAAATAACATCATACATATATTGATAGTTTTTACATCTATCAACTAATGATACTGCTTTAGATTGAGTAGTATTATATATTTGTCCAATAATACCTGGATGACATAATGATGGATTATTAATTTTATTATATTGTATTCTTCTAGGTTTAATATTTAAATAAACATCTTTACCTATCTTAACACCTTCCCACCATTCATTAACCCACATAGAAGTTAATTCTTCACCTAAATCTTTATTAGGAATATATTCTTCAGAAGCAATTTTATATTGTTCTTCTCCATATTCATCATAATATTTAACTTTGTATACTTGTTTCAATGATTTCCAAAATACTTTTAATACACGTATATTACCTGTATCATCTGTAAAGTTAGAGCCAAAGAAGTGACCATTAATTTCAGCTAAATTAAAGATTGTATCATACATTCCTTCAACCCCAGTGTTCAAAGCATCACGTAAAAGAACGTGATTATTTTGATCATCGGAGTAAGAGCCTTTAGATGATGTTTGAGTATATTCCATAATATAATCAATATCTTCAGGTTTTAATTCATCGTGATAAACATCAACAATTTTATTAGGACTCCAGTGATCTTGTATAATTATAATAGATGAATCTTCAATTCTATCTGAATTACCACTTCTAATACTATGTACTTTTAGTGGATTTAATTTAGTTAAATATGGTTCATCATGTACAATATCACACTGATAAATTTCTTCAGCTAAAATTAAAGCTTCTTTAAATCCATCGTTAAATAATCTATCAAATCTTTGTTCTTGGCTATAATGTTTAAGAATTTGATTAGCCATTTTTTCACGAATGTCTTGCCAACTATATTTCATATGTTTAGCAAGTTCATCCATTTTAACTTTTAATTCATCTTCTTTATAATTAGCCTCTAAAAATTCAGTAAGTTTTTGTTGAAGAAAAGCTTTTTTATCTTCTTCTTTTTTACTAATAGCATCAGCATTGGTAACAATTACAGACCAATCAAATCTACGTTTAATTTCTTCTCCTACCAACAAATCAATCTTTGGTACCATTATAGGGTGATGTGGAATATTGTTAGGTACAAATGAAGCATCTACTTGATGTGGATTTACTACGTTTGTTAAATCTCTAATATCTACAATACCATTATATAAATTTAAATTTATAACTTTGTTTTGAAGACTTTTCCTAACATGCTCATTATTATAGAATGAATGTTTATCTGCATGATCCACATTATCTTTTCGCCATTCTTTATTTTTTTGGCTGTATTTCAAACGCTGTCTAGGCATTATAATACTATTTATTCTTGGTGTTGGCATATATAATTTATATTAAATTTATTAATAACTTACTAATATACAAAATTAATTGTGTTATTCCAAATAATTTATAAGAAATAACACAATTTTTTTTATTTACTAATAGCTAATTTAGTACATTGAGTTGTTATTAAGTTTATTATTATTCCAATTTTTTTCAAAAAAAGAATCTTGTGAAGCTTGTTTAATTTTATTATTTTGATTAGCTATCATAGAGTTAGTTCTTTTAACTCTATCTTCTCTTAATAAAAATAACATACCTGCGGCAGAAACCCTATCAAAGTTACCATCACTATTCCAAGCTATACATTCTTCTAAATAAGGAATACTTCTAATATGATGTAGTTTTAAGCTATTATCTTCTTCATCATTTTCATTATATTGAGTTAACATATATTGTGCTTGAAGTAATCTACCCCATTTATTTATTTCTTTATTAGCATGAGTACCTTTAGCTTTATTACCATATAAATTAGTTGCTTTAACTAATTCCATATCTTTTAATATCTGTGGTACATCACATAAATAATGTAAACAATTTCTAGCATCAAAATAACTAAATAATCCTTTTAAGTTAGATTCATAGTTAGCTTCACCATTATAAAATTTTAGTATACGTAATGCAGTTTCATAAGCATCATTAGCTAATCTAGGTCTACCTGTATACTCACAAACTATTCTGTCAGTAAAAGTATCCATACCAATTATACTAAATAACGAAGTTCCTGTATCTGCATCAATAGGGTCAATACCAAATATGTATCTTCCTCTAGCAATTTCACCATTAGCATTCTTTTTAGGCATTTCAAATATCTCTAAACAACCTGTTCTATCTGTATCAGAACTATCATAAGCTCTAAGTGGATATTTATCAGTTGTCATTTCCCATTTAGTATTACCAGCATTGTCATAAACTATATCTCCAACATAATGTTCTGCAAGAAATGATTCTTTTTTAGGACCAATACTTTCTAAGTAATCTTTTATATCAGCTACAGGAAACACTGTACCTTCAGTACGCATAATAGCTTCTTGAGGTGTAATAGGTTCCTCAGCTTTCTTTTGAGTAATAGCTCTTGCATCAGATGAATTGTATTTAACTTCGTGTCTATCTAATAATATTTCTATTAAAGATTTAATAACATCTGGTTCACCACATGATTCATCATAACATTCATTTCTATTTAAATACGCTCCCCAAAAGAAACCACATTCATTTTCACCACTAGCTCCTTTATCAAATATATTAGGTATACCATATATGTTATATGCTCCAGGTTTATAAAATAGTTTTTCAGAACCTGCAAATGAAGCTCCTTCAACACCACCTGTTCCACCTGCCAACATAAATCCAAATGATACACCACCATCTTCCACAGCTTTTCTATTAACGTTCCATGCTTTTTCTAAGTTAGGAAACAAACCATCTTCTTCATAGTGAATTAAAGGTCCTCTAATACCCCTAGCTTTATCAGGATTATCTTTTAATGATATACCAAAGACTGAAGATAATAAGCCCTTACGTGAGCCGTATTCATCTTTATATCCTAACTGGATATTCATTTCTTTAGTAGCATCAATTGTTCTCATACGAGGTAATGGTGTATGTTCTGCAATCCAGTCTAAAGTATCTAGTACTTTACCCCATATCCCTTTATCTCCAGATAAGAATCCTTTATCAGATGCTAAATGAAAATTAGGATTACCTGAACCTGGAAACACATACATATTTCTAGGTGATTCAGATGCATTTTTAAAACTAAATCCAATACCCCTTGTTTTAAGAACTTTACCATGTTTACCTAAACGTTTAGCTCTAGCTGTATAATGAAAATATAAATAATCACCTAACCATGGTTTAGCAAATTTCTTAACACGTTCACCTTGAGATCTTTCACCTGCACCACTAACTGCTATAGTTTGTACTAACCATATGGGTGAATAGTTCCAATAAAAATATAACTCTCCAGGAATCCATTCACCATCTGATTCACGTACCATACCATATTTCCATTTACGTAATTCTTCTTTCCAATATTCAGCATATTCAGATTTAGGATTACTATTTGGTGGTATATTAGTATACTTACCATTCTTTTCAAAAAATATAGCAGGTTGTCTAAAATAATCCATATCCTCTAATATATGAGGATTAGTTATATCTACATGGATTCTACCATCATCATATAAATCTGATTTAGGTTTATCTTTAGCAAATCCTCTTATATGTTCAGGTGCTATTAAATTTTTAATAAACTTAATAGTTGATGTATATTCAATTAAATTTTCATATACTTCTTTAGGTAACTTTTCTTTTAGTTCAGGTGTTATCTTTGTTTGATACCTGTTTAATTCCATTGTCGTTCATTAAGTATAATTGTTTCAGTTGATAATACTGTTTTAGCTATAGACACTGCATTTAATAATGCACATCTAGTTACTTTAAGTGGATCTATAATATTTTGTTTAAACATATTTGTAGATAAATCAAAATTAACAATTTTATCAAAATCTTCTATTTGTAATATTGATTTAGGAAATATAGTTGTATATGGTTTAGATAAAGAATATAAAACTTGTTGTTTAATTGTTTTTGTTTTAATATTTGAAAATTCATCACTTATTAAGACTTTAATTAAAGCAACACCACCACCTTGTACAATCCCTTCTTCTAATGCACAAGCAACAGCTAATACTGCATCATCATATCTATCTTTACGTTCTTTCATTTCTATTTCAGAACCACCACCTACTTTAATAATAGATGCTTTAGCTGTAAGATTAGCAATACGTTTATTAAGTATTTCTATATCATAATCAGTTAGTTCTTTATTTTTAGAAAGCTCTGTTAAACTATTTACAATATCTTCAACATTAACATCTTCATGCTTTATTAGTAAACTATTATTTTTATTAATAACACATGAACCAAGCTTACCTAAACATGATGGTAAGTATGATTTGTTTGACTGTACAGCAATAATATCAGCTCCAGTAAAGTCAGATAAATCTCTAAGATAATCTTTTCTTACGGGCCCAAATCCTGGTGTCTTAATAACACAAGCATTAATGTTTTTATTAAGAACTAATGTTTCTAACTTACGTAATTCTTTAGGAGCAATATACTCTGTAATGATAAGTAAATTTTCTTTTTCAGAACTAATCTTTTCAAGTATTTGTCTAAATAATAAAAGATCTTCTAGTTTTCCATCTAATAAAAGAACATAAGGATTTGTAAACTCGCAGGTTTCTTTGTTAGTATTACTAAACAGTTTAGACATATATGATACATCTAATTTCATTCCTTCTATAGTTTCTAAAGTATCTTCTAAATTATTAGATTCTTCAGCTTTAACTATATTAGAAAAGTTATAAGCCTGTTGTATAATGTCACCAATCTGTACGTCATTATTAGCAGATATAGTAGCAACATGTTTAATATCTTCACGTTTTAATTCTTTTGAATTAAGCTTTAATTGTTCAATAACTTTTGGAATAATTTCATCAAAAGCTTTGTTAATATCTTTAGATTCAAAACCTTTTAAATTTTGAATAAAAGCATTAGCTAATACAATAGCTGTAGTTGTTCCATCACCTGCTTGTTTAACTTGTAATTCACAAACTTCTTTTACGAGTTGTGCTCCAATGTTTTCAACAGCATTTTTAAATGATATTTCTCTTGCTACTGATACACCATCTTTAGTAACTTTAGGTTTACCATATTCATCAGTTATAATAACTGTTTTACCATTAGGTCCTAAAGTACATGCAATAGCATCTGTAAATTTTTGTATTCCACCAAATAATAATTCTTCAGCTTCATCTTTAAAATATATTTCTTTCATATTATTCAATTGCGAAACCATCCTCAAACAGTCCCATTGTTCTACTCCCTTTAGTTCTTCCTTCTAATTCTTTTTGTTCAGCTAATACTTCTTTATAAGCAGCTTTTAAATCTTTCATAATGATAGGAACTGATTTAAGTGATCCTGTAATAACAGCTAATGTAGTTACTGTAGCACCTTTATCTGTTCTTTCAGCTAATAAAATATCTGTCATTTCTAAATACTTAGATATATCATCAGCAGCTTTTAAAGATGATTTATATAACTTAGCAATAGGACTTAATGATCTTGAGTTATAAAAAGCAATTGCATCTTTCATTACTTGGTCTATTTTCCAATCTGATGGTAAACCAATATCTTTAATAATTTCTTTAGTCCTTTCATCATCATTTACTAAATAAACATAATCAGATCTAATATCTGTAAAGTAATAAATAAATAACATTTCTTTAAATGCTGTTTCTTTATTTCTATTTTTATCTCTTTTTAGTATTGCTTTAAAAGGTAACAATCCCCACGCCTCTTCTGTGACATGGAGATTGAATTCTTTCATTTCAAATAATTTCATTATCTGTTATCTTTAGCTTTAACTACTCTGTCTGTTACAAGAGCAAACATATTATTACTAAGTTCAATTAAATCAATTTTAACTTCTTTAACTGCCTCATAAGCATTAGTTTGTTCAGCTTTTGAATTAACCATTAACTTTTCAATATCAATTAATACTTTTTGTCCTGCTGGGACTTGTGATGTAGGACCTGCAGCTACTACATATTGAACATCTGATAATACTGAATCACTTAGTTCCAATCCTTCTTCTTCAATTCTATTTGTTGTAATATAAATACCATTAAACATTGGTTCTAAAGGAAAATTTAGCATTAAGTCTAATACGTCATCTTGATTTAAATTTCTTCTTTCTTCCATCTTTCTTTTCTTATTTTATAAAATTTAGTACATATATCGTAGGTAGTATATAACTTTCCTATATAAAGATATATGAAGTTTGTTTTTAATTTATTATATTCTTCTTCTGTCATGTCATCATTAATTGATAACTCAACCATTTTATCTCTTGTAAACTTATAAGGTGATCCTATTATTTTTTTAATAACATCATCTTGTAAATTATGTTTTAAACCTATACTATGTATAAGTGCTTTAACTTTATCATCATCTGGCTTACCCATTATCAACTATATTAAAATTGAATAATACTTTAAAGTTTTTACTGTTTATTTCAAGTTCAGGAATATAAACACTAGCTACTTGGTTATCTATAATAACACCTTTTTTTCTTAATATAGTAAATATATTATTTAGAGTATTTGTAGTCATACCTTTTTCAAAAACTTCATCTTCTACAATTTTTAATCTTGTATCATAATCAAATAAAAGAGCTAATACTTGTTGTTGTTGATTATTTAATGAATGCCAAGGCTTTAATAGTTCTAACCATTTAAAAAATAAAGTTTTAAGTTTAACATTAATATTAGCAACTTTATTATTAGTCATTATTTTTATTTTTTTGCCATTCAAAAATTGTTTTATATTCTTGGAGTTCATTAATGGAACCACATATCATACAAACATCATTACCTACTTCATCTGATTCAATGTGCAATTTTTTACAAAATCTACATGCCCACACTGGCTCTTCATCGTATTCTTTTAGTTTATCATTCATTATTTCTTTAATTTTATTTTCTACATCATTTACATAATCTGTATCATACACAGGGAATGGTGCTAGATTATTATAATATTTCATATGCTTAAGAAGCTCTGTATAGTTTCTAAGCGTTTTCTTGCTTTTCATACATTATATTTATTTCAGCATCAAAATAGTCACTATCCTGTGCATTATTTATAATTTTTATGTCATAATTATATCCTTTATGTTTTTCTTTAAATACTTCTATATTAGAACTTATTTTATCAATATTATCAAGTAACTCTTTAAGAGGTTTATTTTCTATAACATATGTGTTAATTAATTCCATTTGTGTCTTTATATTTATCCCATTCTATTTTACTCATTAAATCAGGAAATCTTTCAGGATTACAAGATTGTTGTACTGAAGTTTTACCTTTAAAGTCACATCCACATTTTATACATTTGTTTTGAACAGCACAATCATTTTTACATAGTAATCTACGATATGCTATTTGTTCTTGTATATGTTTAGGTTGTAACTTTAATTCTTCTAAAACTCTTTGCCCGTTTCCTTCTAAAAAAGATTTAATATTATGAAGGTTGATCTGTGGCTTCTTTTCCATGATGTAATTTACCTAATACTAAAAACTTTTCCATAGAGTCTAAATCTCTACCTAAGATAGGTTTTACGTAATCATTAATATTATCTTCTGTATATTCTATAGTTTGATCTAACTCTTTAGATATAGTTTCCATTTGAGCTAATATACCATAAAACTTCTTAACATGTAACTTAGTTTGTTTTTTATTATTAACAACTAGTTGCCTTTTACCATTCTTTTTATATGTACTCATTATACGTCTAATTTAGGAAAGTTTAATAATTCATTAATTTTATTTTCTTCTGGTAATTCAGGAATAAGTTTAATCATCTTATTATAATTATCTCTAGTCATTATAACACAATCAATTGTCATATCTACATCAGAGATATCATTATGTGGATAATGTTGTTTAGTTTTAACAAGTTCTGTGTAATCTCTAATTACATCAAATAACATTGTTTTTTTAGCAAACTCTAAGTTGCTTTCATTTAAAATACCATTTAAGGTATTAATACTATGGGTTTGTTTTTTATATAAAAAATAATCTTTCATTAGTTTAATCTTTTAATTATTATATTACTATCAATCATATTAAAATTTTCATCTAAAAATAATTGTTCTCTTATTTTAGTATTCTTATCAGCTACATATATTTGAGCTGTTAATACTTGTTGGTCATTTCTAAATAACCCTACATTAACATCTAATAATCTATCATTACTTCTATGTTTATGTGTATAGTAATGACGCATGTTAAATAAATCTTTTTGGTTGACAATTAAATCTTGTCTAATCTTTTCGTGTATATATTCTATCATTTGTTAATATCTGTATTAATGTATATAAATCTATTTTTCCATTTTGTAATTTAGTAAATAAATTACTTCTTATATCTTCTTCCATCTTTAACTGGGTATAACATATTATATGTTTTAAACAACATTGTGTTAAATCTATTTATATCAAAACCATCTTTAGTTATATAATCTGATTTAGATATTGTTTGGTTATTAGGTAATATTATTTTATCTTTTAACCATTGTATTTGTTTGAACCATTCTTGGTATGTCATAACTTCTAATTTTAAATCTTATACAAAGATACAAAATAAAATTGACATATGCAAGTTTTTTACCAATTATTTTCACAAATATCCTAAAATAAATTATTAGACACAAAAAAACCCACTAAATCATAAGAAATAGTGGGTAAAGTATATAAGTTTCCTATAACTATAACGTATATTATAGTTTATATAATTATTTAATTAATAGATACAACGAGGTTTCCACGATTTTGTTAAATCATGTCCTCTTGGCTAGCCAGTGTTACAGAAGTTGTCATACCTCGCAAAACCCATCCCCTTAAAACTATACGTCAGTGCCGTGTCCACTGTTAATTAAGGCAACTGCATCCTAAACTAGTTGCTG